TCATGCATTGCACGCTCGGCCATCACACCCGGATGGGGCCCCGCGAGCACCACAACTGGAACGTCGCGGGCGATCTGGCGATCAACTCAATCCTCAGAGATGCCGGTATATCGCTGCCCTCGGGCGGGCTGTTCCCGGGCGAAGGCAAGTATGCCGACCTAGAGAGCGGCAACAGCGCCGAGTGGTACTACGCCAGGATTCCGGATAATGAGGATGGCGGTGGTGGCGGTGGTGGCGGCGGTGGCGGCGGTAGTGGCGAGGGGGGCTTTGGCCAGGTGCGCCGGCCGGCGGACGGCGATACCGACAATCAAGAGGCTCAGTGGCAAGTCAATGTCGCAGAGGCGGCGCATCACGCGTCCAGCCGCGGCGATCTGCCGGGCGACATCTCTCGTATCGTCGGCGACGTGCTGCGGCCCAAGGCGTCGTGGAAAGAGCTTCTTCGCCGATTCGTCTCATCGACCTCACGCGATGACTTCTCTTGGGCCCACCCCAACCGCCGCTTCATCCACGCCGGGATGTATCTGCCCGGCATGCGCAGCGACAGCCTCGGGACCGTGGTTGTCGCCTTTGACACGTCCGGGTCGATCGGTCAAGACGAGATCAACCAGTACGCCGGCGAGATACAAGAGATCCTTATGTCATACTCATGCACCGTAATCATCGTTTACCACGACCATGACGTGGCGCACGTGCAGGAGTGGCGATCGAGCGACGGCGATATCGTGGTCGAGCCCAAGGGTGGCGGGGGCACCTCGCACGTGCCGGTGTTTAGGCACATCGTCGACAACATCCCGGCACCCTCATGCGTGATCTGCATGACTGACGGCTACACGCGGTTCCCCGAACAAGACCCCGGGCTGCCAACGGTCTGGTGCATGACGTCCGATGTGGTTGCCCCCTTTGGCACAACGATCAAGATTGATGGGTGATTTTATGGATGACACAAACACGCAAAATGCCACCTCCCTGAGCCTGGCAGAGATACACATGACCTGCATTGCACATGGTGTTGATAGAATGGAGCACGCCGATCATGCGGCCGCCATGTTGGCATTGTCTGGATATTCGGGTTATTTAAGAATCAATCTTAATGGATACGGCGACTCTGGTGTCGCCGAGTTCGACGATATTGTGCCTGGTACTCTCGTGTATGAACTCGGCCTTGATTCCTATTCGTTCGAGCTGGATGGCGACTGCGTGCCCGGCTGGGATAAGAACTTTCTCGTCGAAAATGAGGGGTCGACAGGAATTTATTTTCTGGACTTCGCGTTGTGGGTCGGCAGGTGTGAGATCACATATGGAGAGTGTGCATGTGACAATGCCGACGACGATGGCTTTTGTAATTGCGACGCCGAGACCGGTTGTTCTTTTTCCACACACTACGACTTCGATCCGATGGTGGATGAGTTCGACTTTCTCGAACTCGGCGTGAAACTCGGCCTCTTGTGCCGGATCCCATGGATGGAGGGCCGCTGATGGCACACCCCTACATGCATGCGAGGTCGTCTGCCAAGAAGTTCGGCGGAGTGCCGGAGGACTATCAGGAGATCCATGATTTCTTCGACAGCAGCAAGAGCACTATGTGCAGCTGGCAACACCGGGCCCTGCTGCACAACTCTTTCGGAATCTTCCTGGCCGAGAAGGTGTTCGGGACGACGATCACGATCTCGACCGGACGCAAGGTGCCTGTCCGGCTGATCGGCGAGCAGCACGTGATCGAAGACCTCGGCCGCATCCCCTCTGTTGATGACTGGCTCTCCAATCTCCAGCACAAGAAGTGGATGACCCGCGGGGTCTCTGTGCTGACCGAGGCCAACACCGAGCCCGACAGCGCCACCCCATAGGACCGCGTACACACACAGACCGCAACCGGCCGCCCGAAAGGGCGGCTTGTTGTTTTTAGGAGGCAGCCCATGTCGATCTATGCAGATGGCGAAACACTCACGATGCCGTCGTACACGACCAACACCTTTTCGGGTGAAGTCGGCTCCTTTATGGTGAACCATGCTTGGCGTATGAAGGCGAAGCTCAAGGAGTTGGCGGGCAATTCTGATTATGCCGTCGGGCTTCTGTCGCGGATGGCGAGCAGTAGCCTGGGCCGCATCGAGTCCAAGTATTGGTTGTACAAGGACGACAGCGGGAAGCGGATGGTCGGCTGCTACTCGGCCGACGACATGTGCGACACTTTCCGCAACATCGTCGCTTGCCACGACCAGCACGACTACAGGGTCGATCACCGCGGCTGGTTCACCGATGCATATTGCGAAGAGACGTGTCACGGCGTGGTGGCCCAGCTGGCGGGTTGTGGTGGCAACACAAGGTACATCATCGGCATTGACTACTCTTATGACTGTTGCTGCTTTGATTTGTCGTATGTATATGAGAGCTTTCGCGACGCCGTGTATGCCGCCGATCGGTGGGCGGAGAGGGTGGCAGAAGAATCGGTTGCAGAGGATGTCAAATACCACCAGTCGGAGAAACTGGCGGACCTCAAGCTCGATCTTGAGAAGCTGTTTCGGCGGATCTCTGAGGCCCGCGCGTCTCGCGGTGAGCACCCGGGCGGGATGGGGCCCGATGAGTGCGCCGATACGGTCCGGGGCCTGATCGAGGAGGCCCGGGAGATCAAAGACGAGATCGACGAGGTTTCGTGCCCATTCTGGCGGCCCGCTCTCTGAGCATCCTACTCTGTACAATCGGCTGCTGTGTCTATGTGTGCCGTAGGTGCTTGGTATATTCCCCGGGCACCCCTGATGAGGTCGCATCGAATAATGGACAGAACCAACACCAACATCATGGTCGCGCCAGCGTGGTGCCAGGTGTGCAACACACAGTTTACGTCTGGCGTCGGCCTGCTGCACCACGCCATGAATAGCCACCGCCGCGTTGTGAAACCGTTGTCCGGCAATAGGTTTCTGTTGTTCACTCTAGATCGCGGGTGTGTGGTTGTCCCGAACAGGTCTGACGTGATCCGCTGGCTGCTCTCGCGGGAGTTCCTTGATGCGTGCGCCATGTTGGCTGTAGTCGATCTTGCTGGCGCCGAACACGGGGGTTGCGATGAGCCGCAAGACTAGACTCCCACCATCCGAGTACAAGTGTCCACTGTGCGGCGTGGACGTGAAGGGCATCAAATACCTGCATGGCCACCTGTGTACGCACCACATGCCGCCTCGCGATCCCCGCTCAAGGACTCGCGGGGCGTCCGCCGATCCCGGTTCGCCATGGATTATTCGGGAATTGGGCTTTGGCGAACAGGAGTGCATCTGCGGCTACGTCTGTGGCGGCAAGGCCATGTCCGGCCACATAGCCAGGCTGCGAGACCCTAAGATGCACTTTACAGAAGCTGCGCTAGCGAGGCTGGCGGGAACCACGCTCAGGGAATCTTGGAAACGGAGCAAACAATCATGAACGCCGAATGGGTAGCGAGATTTGTGACCGACGGAATGCCGGAGTCAATCTTCGAGGACAAGAACGCGCTCCAGATCAGCGCCCCCAGGGCTGAGATTGCGTGCCGCGACTTCATCAGGGCGAAGGTTGCTGTGCGCAAACAGGTTCCGGTTGAGCGGCTCGCGTCGGGGGTGGAGGTCGAGGTCTTGGAGGTTGTGAACCCGAGCCTGCCCGGCGGCGGGCGCGCCGGCATTCTGTCGCGGCACAAGGTCGTCTACCCTGTGCCTGAGTAATATCTTGGCTAGGGCGGGCTTAGCGGCTCGCCCTGGTTTTATGAACAAGTGGGACATGCTCAACCGTCTCGTCTCCCAGCGGCGAGCGCGGCGTTCTCGCGCGGCTGCGGCCGATGGCTCCGCCGCGGCCGCGGCCGTGGCGCAGAAGATCAAGAAGGAGTCGCGGCTCGATGACCAGGTTACTGATTTGCTGGCGTCCCGAGCACCCCCTTTCGTCCGTGATGGGATCTCCAAAGTGCGCGTCTCTGGCCGGTCTGTCGTCATCGTTTGCCGGTCGTCGTCGCAGAAGTATGCGATTGACCGGTGGCTCCGTTGCGGCGGCAAAGACCAGATCATCGATGCGTCCTCTGGTATCAACTCTGTTCGTTCGGAGGTGTCGTGCCACTAGCTAACTTCCGCATGACGCGTGTGTCTAGGTCCGTCGACTCGAGGTGGCTCTACCTCGTTGGCCAACAGGCAAACTGCATATGGATCTGGGCGCCTGGCATATGCACGATGTCTAGGTGGTGTGGCTCCATTCGCGTCGACGAAGACCTGACAAAGAACGTCGAGGCCGAGATCCAAAAGTTGTCGTACGCCCGCCGCGGCAGGGTTGCCTACGCGCTGTTTGCACCCACCGTGATCTACACCAAGCTGTACCGATATGAGTTTGGCTATGGGCACGAGCTGTTTACAAACTGGCGCCGCCTTCGCAGGCTCTCCAGCCGCCTGGCGGTGGTGATCTGGAAGATCCGCCGGGCCAACCCGGGCATGACGATCGGGGTGGTGTGCGAAGACTTCTCGCTGCGTTGGTATCTGGAGTGCGAAGAAACCATCGACCACCTGATCGTCGACACGCCGATTCTCAGCTACGAGGAATGCGAAAAGTGGCGCGACAAACTGAGTGTTTCAGGGGGTGTGCGCGTCGGCTACATCAACAGGATGACCGCGTTCGCCTGGCGATACCGGTGGAAGATGCCCTTTGAGATGAACGAGTTGTGTGCCGGGGCCGTGCCCCGGTCGACATGTCATTGCGGCGTCTGGAAGTCGCACGGACGCGACGTGATGAATTGTCACCGAGTAGACAGTGTGTACGAGACGTTGGCCGCGAGGCCGTCTGGAGAACAGCAATGAAGTGCTACGGGTATTGCCGGGTATCGACCGATGGGCAGGTTGAGGGGGTTTCGCTCGACGCGCAGAGGGGCCGGATACAGGCCTATTTGACGATGCGGGGCTTCGAGCTCACCGATGTGTTTGTCGACGAGGGGATAAGCGGCAAGTCTGTTGATAACCGGCCCGGCCTGGAAAGCGCGATGGCACACGTGTGCGAAAACTCGGGCCTGCTCGTGGTCTACTCGATCTCTCGCTTGGGCCGGAACACCAGGGACATCATCGAGATCGTCGACCGGATCAACGGATGCGGCGGCGATTTTGTATCGGTCTCCGAGTCGTTCGACACTACGACGGCGTCTGGCAAGATGATCTTCCGCCTCATGGCCGTGCTCGCCGAATTCGAGCGCGATCAACTGATCGAGCGCACCAGGTCGTCGATCGAACACAAGAAGAGCCGGGGCGAGGTGGTGGGCACCCTGCCGTACGGCTTCACTCGAGACGGCAAGGTGCTTGTACCCGACGTCGCTGAGTCGGTGGTGCTGCTCCTAATGCTTGCGTGGCACGAGGATAACGTCAGCTACGCTGAGATCGCCAGGATGCTGGACACAAGGGGGTTCCGACCAAGGTCTGGTGGCAAATGGGACCGGGGCGTCGTGCGCAGGATTCTCAAGCTCTCAACGTCGGACGCTGGGCGTTCGCTCCGTGAGTCACACGATCTTCTGACTCCCTCTGAAACGGACGCGCTCTCTGCTCTATAGGGGGCAGATGGGATATGACCACCCGCGCACGGTGTGGCAAGGAGTGTTCTCATGTACGAGATTCTCAAATTTTCGGTGGGCGGCGTAGACGTAGTTGCCCTTACCGTGGTCGGCGCCGACCGCCAAAAAAGGTATATAGCCGGCGGCACCGGCGGTTTTCTTGGGCTCATAGGTCACCGCAACGGCGGCTATGTCGCCAAATCTGTTTCTGTTTGTTTGGACGAAAGCTTTGATACACTCGATGAGTCCGTTGAGTGGTTGGTTGGCCAGGTCTCTGATGGCCAGTCGTTCCGCCGCACGCTGGCCGACGGCTTTCTCGATCTTTGCTTCTCGGTCATGGCTTCGGATGTTCCCGAGTCGCTGTCGAACGAGGCGGCGAGGCTGCTTTGTGATTATGCTTCGAGTTGCTAGTGGGGTGGTGTAAACGATGGCAAGGCCACAATCTGTTGTTGATCTTATGTACGTCCCGACGCCGCTTGAGGTTGTGGACCGCTTGAGGTCATGCCTCATGCTGCCCGAGGGGGTGCA